TTGGTTGACATCCTCCGCGAAGCGTATGGCGAGACGCTGTGCTAGGCGGTTCACCTTGCTGTCGCCTGACGCGGGAGGCAGGAGCCAAACGTTAGCCGATGGTCACTTGCAGAGGCGCGATGGCTTACGTCGCATCGGTATGCTACGCAACGCATTGGGAGGTTGGCATGATGCCATTCACCTTGTGGTAAGCGTAGCTAGTTGCTGCCTCCTCCGTTAGGCGACAGTCTGCCCGATGCTGCAAGGGGAAGGCCCTCGCGCTCTTAGGCTATAACCGCTCGCATGTAGCCTCGGCATGTACCGGGCCTACTACGCGGTGTTTGTTACTGCAGGCGAGCGGCACACGTGGAGGACCACAGCCGCCAGGCTACAGGTTGTTGATGCACATTGCATGCATCGCGTACGGTGGTAGGCAGTGTACCGTACCGCCGTACAACCCTAGTGTCAGCGTAAGTGTAACCTACGATGCGGCCCGCTGTAACCTACGATGCGGCCCGCGGGGTGCCGGGGCTCAAAAATCGTAACTGTCACTGTAATTGTATTAGCCGTTCACAAAATTTTTTCCATATTCTAGATTCCTCTCTGTGTCGTTATGGTGCGAAGCACACCACTTCGTCACCATTGGCTGTCGCCGCGTTGCGCGGCAGGCTACGCTGGCGTAAACGCTATCTTTTTTAGCTTGCCAACGTAGCAGCAACTTCGTGCATAGCAAGCACTTGCAGCGTTCTTAGCAAGCTTACAAACTTGACTCCGGCTGCGCCATGTGGTACGCTTGATCGATCATAAAGATTACAGCCTCAGCCTCACAGGGACGCGACGTCGAGCAGCGGTAAATTGGGCAGCCGCTGCTCGCTGCGTCGTGTGAAAGGATTACCATATGGCTACGCAATCGCCAAACACACCCGCTACGCCACCCGCTACGCCGTCACTGCCAACAAAACCTCCTGATGCTTCCACAAAGGTTGCCGACGCCGATTTGGTATCTCCGCCCCCGTTTCCGACACCTGCCCCTGGAACTCCCGCCGCGCCGAAGAAATCCCTGCTAGAGCTTTTGGATGAACATTTTGTGCAGGTTGACGACCTGCGTGGATCATCCTCCTTCTATCCCTGGCGAGGATACTGCAAAAAGTGCGGTTGGTACACTCACCAATTCAACGAACTCGACGCACTGGACTTAGTACGCAAGCACGTCCAGCAGCATTGGCGTGACGTCGTGAGGTTCACCTAGCCATGAACCGTAGGGTGGAAATCAAAGCCGAGCAAATCGCGCGCATGGTCGTGCATGGTATGAAGGCGACACAGATCGCTTTGCAGATGCAAATGTCTTACGACGGGTTGATGCGTATTCTGCGCCAGCCTGAATACCTAGCTATCGAAGAGCGCGTTCGCAAGGGTGTTTTGGGTAAGATGGATGCCCGTCTGGAAAAGCGCGCGGAGATGAACGAAGAGGTAGAGGATACCATCCCGGATGCTTTACAAGTGCTTTTGGACGGCGTTCGCAAGAAACGTGACCTTAAGGCAGCGCTAGAGCTTCTGGACCGCGATCCACAACGCCAATTTGCAAAGGCAAAGCCAACTCAACCAGTTGGGACGCAACCGACGATTGCTGCGATTCCATCCGAGGCTCTAGCGCAGGCCGTAAACGACGCAGAGGTTACACATACCATTCTGAAACAGGCGACAACAGCGAAGCCAGCGGAGGCGTAGCAGTGAAAACGGCGAAAAAAGTCATGTGGTGTCTACTGATTTATGGTATTTTCCTTCTGCCGTCGGTGGTGTTTTCACAAAGTGGTAGTACACACGGAGTGGTTCTGACGTGGGTCGCACCAGCGCCTCCCGGTGGGTCAGGAACACTGGCTGGATATAACATCTACCGTTGTCTGGGTACCTGCACACTGACGTCCGGAACCTTCACGAAGATTGACAGCTCCCTGGATATCTCCACCGGCTACACTGACCCTTCTTCTGGTCTTGCTGTAAGCACAACCTACTCCTATGCAGCTACCGCTGTGGATACCTCTGGCAACGAATCGGTGTACTCAAACATTGCGACGGTGACAACACCGGCGTCTTGGCCGACAAATCCCAATCCGCCGACTGGATGCTCAGCGACGGCGAAGTAGGAGGTACAACATGGCAAATGATCTCAGTGGTCGGCAGTGGCATCTGGACACTCCAACTGCCTATGGCAACGTCGGTGCGCTGCTTTGGCCTGGAAACATTGTGGTCGAGCACTTTGAGTGGTCCAACTACAATGCTGCTAGTCAGCAAGCTATTGTAAAGGACCGCAATGGCAAAATCGTGTGGTCGGCTACAAGTGCAGCTGACTTCGAAGAAGTCCGCAGTGCTAAAGTAGGATGGGTGAATGGTTTGGTACTTGACACGCTGACAGCAGGCATCGTGACTGTGTATGTGAGGTGACACATGAAACGGGTTAACATTATTGCTGTTGCCATAATCCTGAGCTTGCTGCTTGTAGCTGTCGGATTACTGGCGCAGCCTCAGATCAATCCGGCTGCGGTGTTGGTTCCCAATCCTTGTTTGACACAGAGCGTCGCTCCGCAGTCAGCTGTGATCAGCGTAGCAGCCGCAGGAACGTCGGCGTTGGTCCCAGTCTCTGGTACGACGTCTGTTTATGTGTGTGGTTTTAGCTTTACACTGCCGTCGATTATGACCACAGCTGCGACCGCAGCGATTGAGTATGGCAGCGGCACGGCTTGCGCGACTTCGCCTACTGCGATGACAGGGACTTATGGTGGTGGTGGAATTGTATCAGGTAATAACATCACAGTGAACCAGTCCACGCCGCTTGCAAAGACGCCCTCTGGAAACGGTGTTTGCTTGGTTGCAGCTGGGACTACCGTTAGTGTCCAAGGTGTGCTATCCTACGTGCAGCAGTAATGCAGACATTTCAAACCATTCCGGTAAAAGGACTGACGAACGAGCTGCAAATGCTACGTGTGCTTCGCATGAACAGTCTTGGATCGCTGTTCTGTTTCACACGCGACACACTGCGCCGCAAGCGCCTGACGGCTGGATTGCATCTGCCACTGTGTCAGACGTTTGAACGTGAGCATATCAAAGACGTCATTGAAATGCCACGTGACCATTTCAAGTCGACATGCGCTAGCGAAGCCTTACCAATGTGGCGTGCGTTGCCGTTCACACAGCAAGACGAAGACGATTTCCGCGCCGTGGGCTATGACGATGCCTTCATACGCTGGATGAAGCACGCTCACAATCCCAACTCACGCAACCTGCTTGTGTCTGGTAACATTACCAACGCAGCGAAGCTAGGCAAGAAGATACGGTGGCATTTCGAGTCGAACTCCACATACAGGATGTTGTTCCCTGAAACACTGCCCACACCGTCAGAGACCTGGACTGATTACTCCCTGCATGTGAAGCGGCCTGTCGGTAGCACGGGCGGAGCTCATGGTGAGGGTACATTTGATTTCATGGGTGTAGGGTCCGCTATTCAGTCCCGTCACTACGATGGTATTGTCGTAGAAGACGATCTGATTGGCGTGAAAGAAGCCGAGTCGCAAGCCTTGATGAACAAAGCTATTGACTATCACCAGTTGCTAGTGGGTATCTTCGAAGCCGAAGACCCCAACCATGAGCTGGATGAGCTAGTCATAGGAAACCGATGGGGCTACAACGATCTCAACTCCCACCTTCGGGAACATGAGCCGGAGTTTCGTTTTGAGTCCCACTCGGCGTTAGGAGGGTGCTGTGATAAGCATCCTCCTGACACTCCTATATTTCCGGAGGAGTACAGTTTTGAGAAGCTGCTCAAGCGCAAGCAGCGTCTCGGCAATTACAAGTTCTCCTGTCAGTTCCTGAACAACCCTTCTGCACCAGAGGACGCCGACTTTCGTCTGGAATGGCTTAACTACTTCGAACTCAAGTGGGGTGACAACGGGCGTTTTCGAGTACAGTTCGAAGTCAAAGACGGAGTGGTTCGTCCCGATATTCGCCAATCGCAACTAAACATTGCTATGGTGGTGGACCCGAACCACTCCGGGAATCAGAGCCGCGGACGGTGTCGGCATGCGATTGTGGTGGATGGTGTGGATCAGGACGGCAACCATTACTTGCTGGAGTCCTGGGCACAAGCATCGTCCTACGACGTGTTCTACGAAAAGATCTTTGAGATCGCCCAGAAATTCAAACTGACGCGGGTTGGTGTGGAGACGGTTGCGGCGCAGAAGTACGTCGCACATCACGTTGAGTTCCTAAGCGGACTGAAGGGCTACATCCTGCGGATCGATCCCCTAAAGGGTGAAGTGGACCTAGGGGACGGCGAGATCAGCCACCGCAAGGAATTCCGTATCCGCAACGTGCTTGCGCCTATCGCGGAGCAAGGTCGGCTGTTTGTACAGCGTCGCCATGTTGACTTCGTCAACGAGTATCAAACCTTCCCGAAGGGACGGTACGTCGACCAACTGGACGCTTTTGCTTACGCACCGCAGTTGGTTCGCAAACCGATGGACGACGCAACACACTTTGCTTTGCTTGCACAGAACCAAGAGCAGATGAACCGCATCGGCAAGTCGTACTCGTATGGTTATGGAATGGGTCGCAACACGAGTGCTTTCAGTGCATGAACAACACGTCGTAGTGGTGTGCGTTGCAACACTATGCTTGTTGTTCGCACTATACTTTGTTTGGAGGATACTCAAAATGGCTCAGATTTCATTCACAGTTAACATCACCATCAACCCAGCACCTCAGCCGCTTGCTGCTGTCGCCGACCCGTTGAACCTGACGGGCCAAGTAGGTGTAACGTTTTCCGCGGCACTGGCAAGCAATGTCCAAGGAGGAACGCCGCCGTACACTCTCAGCGCGTCTGGGACACCTCCGGCTGGTCTTTCGATTGACGGTTCTGGCAACATCTCAGGAACACCAACCGCCGCCGGCACGTCGACGCTTTCTGTCAGTGTCACTGACTCAGGGGCGTAGCTATGCCAAAGAAGTTGATGGACTGCGTAGCCAAAGTGAAGGCTCGCAAAAACAGCAAAGTGAATCCGTGGGCGGTGTGCGTGGCGTCCACAGGGCTGAAGCCCGAAAAGAAGAAGAAAAAGTCATGAAATGGTGGGAGGAGTTCGCGGACACGTTGAACACCCGAGGTGGGACTATTGCGCTGCTGTTTATGTCCTGCGTCGGGTTGTTCTTCGGTGTGATGCATGTGATGCATCATGGTGACACCGGGCAAGCCGCTGCCGTGATAATCTCGACGTTTTCGGGATTCACGGGTGCCTTGCTGGTGGCATTGACGGGCAAAGATCGTCCCAATGGTAACAACAATGGAGGGACGAAAACGCCATGAGCGATGATCTCAATTTCGTTCAGCGTTTTGTTGTGAGGAGGGAACTCATGAAACATGTAACGAAGTACTGGCCTACGATCTTGGCGTCAGCAGGGATCGTCTTACCATTTCTGCTGCCGTCGCTGAAAGCGTGGGCCGCTGCGTATCCACACACCACAACTGGAATCCTGTGCGCGTGCATTATCGCTGCGTACCATTCCACTGCACCAAAAGATCAAGGAGGTTCGTAATGAAATACATTGGAGTGATCCTGATTGTACTGCTTGCAGCGTTTGCTGTAGCACAGACACCACAGAGCTTTACTGTCGCGTTCAACCTTTCGCAGATCACCTTGCCGGGAGCTGGTACGTCGTTGCTGGGTGCAGAGACAGACACGATGCTTCCGTTCACTGCAAACAACCTGATTGGTATGACTACGCTGACAGGCACGAATTATGGTCTGGTTGGTGGCCGATACGATCGGAACTTTCCACAGGTCACGAAAGCTCTGGGTAAGTTGTCGACGCTCAACTTTGCCAACTCGGAGGTAGGGTTGACTGCTTCTATGGGTATCCTTCACACAAATGCAACGACCCACTGGGGTATCCGAGCCGGCGTGTACTGGCGACAGAAACTGTCGACTGCCTGGACGATGAACTTTGAAGGCCAGTGGTGTGACTTCCCGGACTACAATCCAACGGACTTGAGGCAACATAACACATACAGCATCGCTATTGGTCCCGGTATTAGGTTCTGACAATGCCAATTGATCCCATCCCGTTCACGCTGAAACCAGGTACGCCAGCGGAAGACCGCATGAAGCGTCACCTGGAGGAGACCGTCAAGTCGTTGAAAGACGGCCTAAGCAAGCTTCACGGTATGGATGGGATTATCAAATGGCGTAAAGCCTACGAAGCTACGCCGGCGGAAGACGTTCGGGAGTTTCCGTGGCACAATGCTAGCAACATCGTTGTACCAATCATCGCAATCCACAGCGACACGCTCTTGGCGCGCGTTATGAGCGCCGTCATGAAGACCGCGCCGCTGTGGGTTGTGCGTGAGTTGGGGGACTTTGCAAAGCAGGCACCTGAAGGTTTGCGCGATGCGCTGGAGGAGTTCCTACAGTACGTCGGACTGGAATCCTCAGAACTTGATCTGTATCGTGTCTACCATGAGTGGTTTGGCGAAGCCATCCGGTTGGGAACCAGCGTGGTGAAGGTTCCGTGGGTGAAGTGGATTGAGGACAAGTACGGTCTCGCTGGTGATGGTACTGGCAGCAGAGCTTGGTACAAAGAGACCATGTACGAAGGTCCGCGACCTGAGAAACTCAAGTTTGAGAACTTCAAGTGTCCGGTGACCAGTGCTACCATCGAAGCGATGGATTTCAAGTACGACGTGATCCAGCTGACGCGCCAGCAGCTCGAAGAGCGTAAGGCTCGTAAGATTTACGATCCGGTAGCAGTACAGTACGTTCTAGCACAGCCCGATAGAACATCAGCACAAACCCAGGTGCAATCGCAGAAAGAGATGGACGCCAAGGTCCGTACCATACCAGGCTTCGGGTGGGCTGAGTGGGACATCTGTGAGTGCCATTTCAAGTATCGAGTGGACGCCGAACACTTCGCGCGCTTGATTGTATGGTATCACGAGAAAAGCAATCAAATCCTGCGGTCGTACTATCACTACTATCCGGGTGAGATTTACATCGCTGCGCGCTTGTTCTACCGTGATGACATGTTTCACGGGATGGGCTTTGGTGAAATCCTGTTGCCCTTTCAGGAGGAGATTTCTGAGATTCACAATCAGCGCCGTGACAACATGACGGTAGCGAACACCAAGATGTTCGCTGTGGACCCTGACAGCAAACTGCACAAAGGCTATCGCACGTTCCCATCGGCGATGCTACCCGCGCGCCAGACCACCGGCCAAAAAGAAATCGAAGCATTGGAGTTCGGAACCCCGGTGCAGGGGGAGATCGACAGTGAGCGCCTTTCTCTGGAACTCGCAGAAAAACGAAGTGGTGTTTCGCCACCAATGCAAGGAGCAGGTGCTGGAACTAATACTAAAAGAGGCGTCTACACAGCAATGGGGACGCTGTCCTTATTGCAAGAAGGCAATACGCGGACTGATCTTAACATCACTGACATCCGTTATGCACATACTAAGCTCGGAAGATTGCTTGCGCATGAGTACGGTACTTTTGGGGTGGACGAAGAAAAGTTGAAGATGTTTGGCGAAGCTGGTGAGAAGATCAAAGCCGGCTTGGAAGCCATCGTTGAAAAGAAGATGGCGCTGCCTGTGTACGCGGCGACGGCCAGCGTTAACAGAGAGGTTGAAAAACAAAGTGATCTGATGCTGACGCAGGTCATGGAACGCTACCATCAAGGCGTCGGCGCGGTGCTACAGGCTATCAATGCGCCAATGACACCGGAGCCTATCAAGCAGTACGCTGAGGAGGCTTTGAAAGCCGGTCGCACGTTGATGACCTCGGTGCTTCGCCACTTTAACCGCGACGAAGTGGATCGCTTGCTGCCCAAGATTCCGCCTCGCGAACAACAGCAGCAAGGCGCGGCGCCTCCGGGACCACAAGGTCCGCAAGGTCCGCAGCAACCGCAGCGTCAGCTACCGGGTATTGTACCACCGACGGTGATGCCGCCGGGAAGGATTCAATAAGTGTTGTCTCCTATCGAAGACGAACGGCTAGACAAAGTACGGCGCTGCCTCCGGACCGACGAAGGCAAGGAGCTGATTGCTTATCTTTCGGACCGATTACAACGGCACCACGCACAGTTAAAATCATCCCGTGAGATTCTTGATATCTATCGGTATCAAGGTCGAATCGAGGAGTGCGAAACAATCCTGAAGTTAAGGGAGGAGTGACACATGCTTTGGAACCGAGAGGAGCTCCCAGCGGAGCTTAAAGACAAAAAGCCAGATGAAATCCTTGCAGCGCTGAAAGAGGCTGAAAATGCCAAGGGCGTCGTGCAAGCAGCTAACGACGCCAAAACGCAAGCGGAAGCCGCCGCGCAGCAGGCAAAGACGGAAATCGAGCAGATGAAAGCTCGCATGGTGGAGCTAGAAGCCAATCAGAAGCTACCGGACCCACCGCCTCCTGATGAGCCGGCATCGCCTTGGGTTGACCCTGAAAAGTTTGTAGCAGAGCAAACCAAGGGTGTCAACCAAGTTGCACTGAACGCCGGACTGCTGGCAGCGAAGATGTACTTCTTACAGAACCTTCCACCACGTGATCAGAAGATTTTCAAGAAGTATGAGAAGGATGTGGAAGCCGTTGTTGCGACTTTCACACCCGCTGCGCGCGTGATGCCGCAGTCGTGGATGAACGCTTTCCTGTATGCCAAAGGAATGCACGAGCAAGACATCCGCAAAGCGGAGTCCGAAAGCAGCGATTTCTTCAGCGAGACACCATCGCGTGGTGCTCACGAGGAACCAGCGCCAGCTGACAAGCTAACGCCGGAGGAAGAAGAAACCTGTCGTCGGTTTCACTATGACCCCGTGAAATACCTGGCGAACAAAAAAGCGGCCACTGTGAAACAGTCCGAGAAAGGAGCGTACTCCAGCTATGCCGTTCCCACGACCACAAACCGAAGCTAGCAAGCCGCTGCTGTCGTCGAACCCGGAGCCCCCGGTACCGACGATGACCAACGAGTCGCTGATCCCACCACTGGAGCAAGCTCCGCTGCGTGGTGGCAGACTGCCGGCGGAGGAGCTCAGTGAGGACATCGTCGCCAGGCCAATGACGCTACCTGACTTTGTCAATGTGCCATTGGCTAACCCCAATCTGTGCGCGAGGTGGATTTTCACCGACCGACGCCGCTTTGCGCAAGCGAAAGCCCAGGGCTGGCGTGTCGCTAAGAGAGGGGACATCAAGCCTGGACATGCTAACTTGACACCTTACGAAGAAGAGGGTGGAACTAAGTACATCAACGGTGATCTGATCCTGATGGTCATCGACCGCAAGATTTACTTGGGCGCTCTCAAGTACAAGCATCAGGTTGCCGCTGCGCTCAGCGACGCTGCCGTGCAACGCCGCATGTCCGCTGCGCGGGCCGCTAGCGACCTGGGTAGCGAAGCCGCTGCGATCAACCAACGTCGCATGGCACAAGGGGGTGATCCAGTTATCTCAGTTTTTACACCGGGAGCTGCTGATTTGCACGATACGGTGCTAGGCAACCCTGGTGTCGCAGCAAAGGAGGGAGCGCGGCTCGGACATGACGGCCCGCGTGACATGGGTACGTTGGCAGACCTTGCTAACCAAGCGAAGCCGGCGGGCTCGACATCAACGTAGTTCAAACTTGTTTAGGAGGTAGTGAACATGTCTTCGGCTTTGATTCAAGACAGAGGAACGGTGTCCGGGAACCAGCCCCGGATGAGCCGTCAGAACGAAGATGCCGCGCAGACCTTCCTTGCGGGTACTCCGTTGCAAATGAACAACGCAACGGGTGCGCTGAAGGCTTGGGATGGCGTGACAATCGCAACTGGCATCGCTGGGATCGCAAAGGAGTTCGGTGCTAACTTGACGACGGCTGGTGTCCCTTTGGGGACGACACAACCGGCGGCAGGTCCAGCGGCAACCGGACCCGGTGGTGGCGTCGTGTTTGGACCCGCAGGTGGGGTGCAAAACGAGCCAGCAGCGGTCAACCTGTCGCGTCCGTATTTTAACGACGGCAAAACGGGTGTCGTTGAGGCGATCACTGACAATGTGTTCTATGGTCAGGTTGGTCCGGCACAGACGGTTGTGCAGACCGACTTGGGCAAGCAGTACGGACTGACCAAGGACACGGATGGTCACTGGTACATTGACAAGACCAAAACGGGTGCCTCGGCTGTGCTGGTTGTCATCGGCTTTGACAACTGGGACACAGCTCGCGGCTTGCTGTTCACGTTCCTGCCAGGTATCGCTGGACTTCTGAGCTAGGAGATTTTGTGATCGATAGGTCTAAGCTAACGGCTCAGTGGCTCGCCGGATTTTTTGATGGCGAAGGCTGTGTCAGCTGTTATCTTCAGCAACGCGTCATGAAGCTGGATGTGTTTGTTGCACAATCAAACTTTCCTCTGATTGCTGCTATTGCTGATATGTTTGAACAGCGACCGCGGGTTCATTGCAGATCGAAAAGAACGTGTTATTCGATTCACTTTACTGGAAGAGGATGTCTCAAATTTCTTGAGTTCATCAAGGACCATGTCATTGTGAAACGCGAACAGGTTCTAATTGCTATTGAGTTCGCCAACTTAATTGGAAACTCTGGTCCTCCGAAAGACTCAAACGCGCAGATTGACAGGCGCAGACTTGGACAGCAGATCAGGGACCTTAACCATGTCGATCACGATTTAGTCGACGACTCCAAAGGAGGGTATGTGTCATGATGGTAAGAGGCCAATACTTCCAGCTCATGGCTCCGGGGCTTCACGACCTGTTTGTCCATTTTCTGGATCTCAAACAACGCGATGAGGAATATAGCTTTGTCGCTAACATCGAGGAATCGGATGCCGCGTTCGAGGATGAGGTGGAATTCTCTGGCCTCGGACCGCTACAGCCGAAGCTGGAAGGCACAGCCGTACAGTACCAGGACATCATACAGGGTGGTGTCAAACGGTATCTGCACACTCCGTGGGCATTGGGCGTCCGGGCTTCTTGGGAGCTGATCAAGGACGACCAGTACAAGCTCATCAATCAGGCACCCAAGTGTCTGGCACGCTCAGCGCACTTCGTTCGGGAGATTCAGTTCTGGAACGTTGTCAACCTGGGTTTCACCACAACCACTGTCATTGACGGTGTGACGTTGTTCAACACTCAGCACCCATTGCTCGGCGGCACGCAGGCGACGAACATTGGGCCGGGTGTCGGAAACATCGTTAGCGCAGCGGGTACGTATCCGAACAGACCGTCAACTGACGTCGATCTGAGCTTCACGGCGATCCAGTTGGCGATCAATATGTTTGAGCGACTGATCGACTCGCAAGGCTTACCGATCAGCATCAAGCCGA